TTTATTTATCTTTTTAATATATATATAATTTTTATTTTCAACTAATTGATAATTATTAATTACTTCATTCACTTTTTTCAAATTTTCTTCTAAACTTTCAATCTTGGCTTTTTGTTCTTCAATTATTGCATCTCTTTTTGATAATTCTTTATTAAATTCTTTTTCTAAAATTTCAATATCATTTTGAGTAGTATAATCCATTAAAACTTTTTCTACTTTTTTAGAAAGAGTTTTTACATTATTTACTATTGTTTCAATAGATTCTGCATTATTACCTACCTTTTCATTTATATTATTTATAGAAGAGGTAGTATATGAAAATACTGCTATAATAGCTTTATCTTGCTTTTTGACTTGGCTATCAAGAGTATTCATACTTTCATTTATTTCTGATAATACGCTTAATGTAGATTGAGGAGCACTCATTTCTTATCAATATATATAATTCAAATAAAAATAAAAATAAAATATTAAAAATCAAGAGTTAAATCATTATCTTCTTTAATTTTAGTCTTGTTTTCCTTCTTATTATTCAATTCATCTTTTATATCTTCTATAAGTAGTGTGTTTTTAGTATTTTCTTGTTTTCTAATAAATCTTTCATTAGACTTATCAAGAGATGAATATACTTTATACTCATAATTGTTATGGATTATTTCAGGTATTTCACTTTCAATATCTTCAATCTTTACTTTCTTTTTCTTTTCAAATTCTTTGATATCTTCATCATCTTCTATATTTTCTACTTTTTTCATATCATCTTCTAGTTCTTGAAGAAGAAATTCTTTAGTATTTGCATCACCATAGATATTTTCAAGTAAATCTTTTCTTTCCCAAGTTAATTCAAATGGTTTGATAATTATTTTTTGATTTGAAGGTCTTGATTGAATAATAACAACACTCCAAAGATTTTTACAAATGTCAAAAACTTCATCAATATATGCTGTATCTTGTACTACAAGGTCTTCAATTGAATTAGCATATGCAATTGCATAATTTGCAATCCACATATTTATATCATTTTGAGTTACTACTGGATTTTCGTTAGCATAATTCTGTGCATCTTTTACAAATTTTATAATTGGAAAGTCCAGTTTTTTAATCTCTCTATTATATTGAATGATTGCAAATCTTTGAATCCTTTTTAATTTAGCAAAATTTATCTTATTAGTTCTATTATCTGTACAAAACTTATAAATATCTTTAATTGTATCAATAGTATAAAATCTATATAATGTAAGAATGATTGGAAGATTTCTTTCCATCACTTCAATTGACTTTACATATAAATTATTATTTCCTCTTTGCTCTTTAAATTCATCATCTCTAAAGAGTGCATAATTACCATGTAAAAGTTCTCTATATAAATCAATATTATCATCATTAATATGTTCTAAGAAATCATATACTTCTTTAGTATATTTATCATGATGAATATTCTTAATACTCTTCAAATCATTTCTTAATGCTTCAACATTTTCTAATGGAATAATTTCAGGATAATCAACTTCATCAATTTCATATCCATAATATATCATATTGGATTCAGCTACCTTTAATTGCTTTGCATATTCAGAATATCTTTCTTCAAATACTCTTAATTTATAATTTGTTTCATCAATATAATATTTACATTCAATTTCATCATACTTAAGATATTTATTAGCAATAAGTATACTTTGAATAAGAGGATTATATCTTGATTCTTCATTATTTCTATCAAGCATATCATTACATGTCTTGATTAAGTCTCTTGCAAGAATAATTTCACTTTTATCAAGATTCAAATCTAATGGTTGTACTAAATTCCAATTAATTGGAATACCATCATTAGTAGTTTTAGGAATGAATAATTTGATATACAAATCATTTCTTCTTAATCTATTTGCAAATTGTTCAATATCTTGTGCATTCCATAACTCATTAAAGTAAACACTAAATCTAGATTTGTCTTCTATATCCACTCCAACACTTAAATATGTACTACAAAAGATAATATCATTTTCTCCAATAGTCTTGTTTCTATTAATATCATCCATTGAATCATCGCCATAATTAGACTTTTTATAATAAAAAGCCTTTAATTCTCTTGATTTAGGAAGTTTTCTTTGAATTAATGATACTATTTGTTCAAAGTAAAGATTTCCTTTATTAGTAGGATAAAGAATTTTAATTCCATTCATAATATCTTCAGCCATCATTTCAATCATCTTTACTAATTGTTCAGCATCAGAATGACATTTATAAACAGTAAATTTCTTTATTCTAGTTTCTTCTTTCTTTACTTTAATATGTTTAATATCAGGAAAAAATAGTACTTCTGCTGTAGGAGTACCGGTCATCATAATTACCTTTGCTTTGCAATTTGCTAGTCTTTGAATAGCTGGTGACATGACATCTCTGTAAGAAGAAGTAAATAAAAGATGTGATTCATCAATAACAATATATTCAAATTCGGCAGTATCAAGCTCCATAAGATTAAGATGACTGAATTTATCAATAGTCATTGTCATTGAACGACCTGGGTCTGCTAAATCATTAAATGTAGGTCTTTCTTTACCATAAAAGTATAACCAGTCTTTAGTAGTTTCAGAAGCTTCAATTTTTGCTTTGATAGTACTAGTGAATGGAAGAATAAGAAGAGTTTTAGCTTTTAATGATTTAATCATTTCTGTCTTTCCATAACCTGCACCGGCTTCAAGCAAAGTAATATGTGCAAGATTTTTAATGATATCATCTTTAATATCACTCAACCACTGGTCACTTCTTATATTAAGAATTATTTTATTAGTATTTGTATTAAGTGGTGCAATTGGGTCTACTCCTTTACTTTGATTCAAAGCAAGTAATTTTTCTTTATTTTCTTCTTCTTTTTTTGCTTCTTCCTCTGGATTTTCTTTTATCTTAATATTGAATCCATATCTTTTATTCAATTCATCAATAGCCCATTTTGAAATAGGCTTCTTATGAATTGAAGCAGTTTTAACATCACCTTTAAGCTCCTTTACATCTGTTTCTTTACATATTTCAATCATCAATGAAAGAGCTTTTTCTTTTCCAAAAAGATAAGTAAGAGTATTCGCTAACTGCCATCTTTGGGCATGCTTATAGTGTCTTCCAACAGCACTTTTTGATGTATCTCTATTTTCAATATTTTCTAAATCTTCAATTTCAAGATTTGAATCTGAAAAAGTATCATTATCAAACCATTCAAGTTTATTGAATATTCTTTTTAAGTCAGGATGAGAAATCCAGTCAATACTTTCTACACCAGTATCAAATGCAATTTCAAAAGTTGCATCAAGTCTAAGGTCAATAAAATTTGTATTCATTAAACCACTATCACTTGATATAAAAATACCTTGCTGTGGCTTAGCCATAGCATTATCCATATAAGCAAATATATTATCTTTTGTATATCCAAATTTAGTTGAATATTTCAAAAGAACAATATAGATATATGAGTATTTCTGCCTGAAATTACATCTAAACTCTACTCTTCTTGAAGCAAATTCATTTGATAGAGGAGTAATTTTAGTCCATACATGAAGTGATTTACCAGAAGCAGATAGACAAACACCAAGAAACCAATGATATTTTTTAAGTTCTTCAAAAATAAGTGGTTTGAGTCCAACAGCAATATCTTTATTCTTAATATCAATATCAATAATCTGAAGACCATTCCACATATTATAAGCTACTTCACCAATAGGACGGTCTGAATATGAAGTAGGAAATACTACTTTTCTTTGGCCCTTTTCAATGTCTTTATAACTAGGGTCATGCATTAAATTATATATTTCATTCCAGTTCCAAACCGTTCCTGTTTTTTCATAAATTTTATTAGTAACTAAAACTTCAATAAGTTGCAACTGATCATTTATAAAAATCTCTTTCTCTTCAGGTGTGCATAAATCAAAATTATAATTAGAATAATTATACTTACTTTCAATCGAATTTAGTGATTCGTAATCAGAAGACATATATCTAAAATCATCAAGAATTTCAGAAATAGACTTTTTTTCCTGATTACGAAAAACATTATTTATCTTATTTAGATACTTTGAAATATTTTTTCTATCTTTCA